CAGTTCCAACAGCAGTAGCTGGAGCAGGGATTTGTAAGGGTACAGAAACCCGAATCTCTCCTTCAGATACTAGTGGATCAGGCACCCCTTCAGCGGTTGCTTCCACAACACAAAACTTACGTTTAGCATACAGTTCTGTAGGTAGCGGGGGTGTCTTAGACACTTGCGCTGTCGTTACAGGTCAGTATACTTAACACAATAAAGGGGGGTATCACTACCTCCCTTTTTTTTATTAACAAAAATTTATACTTATGACTTCTACTCCCACAACCGTTGATATCGATACAGAACTATCCGCAGTCAATGCGATTCTTGGTAGTATTGGTCAAGCTCCTGTAGCGAGTTTAGATTATACAAACCCAGAGATTGCTTTCATTTTTAATCTTCTTAAAGAATCTAATCAAGATGTACAAACTGAAGGATGGACATTTAATTTAGAATATCATTTGAAATATTTTACAGACACTGACAATAAAATCACTATAGGAACTGATGTCATACGCATTGATGCAACAGATGCTTGGGATCGTACTCGTGATTTTGTAAGGCGTAGAGATACTTCAGATGGAATATGGAGAGCATATGATAGAGTAAACCATACATTCGAATATCCTGATGATGAATATTTCTATTTTAATGTAGTTCGAATATTAAAATTTGAAGATATACCTTCTGCCTTTCAAAGATATATTATTTATAAAGCAGCAGGTAGAGCAGCAGTACAGCTGGTAGCTAATCCACAACTACAACAAATGTTATCTACATTTGAAATGCAATCAAGAGCTGCAGCCTTAGAATATGAATGTAATCAAGGTGACCATAACTATATGGGATGGCCTGATGAATCAGCTTATCAATCATTCAAACCTTATACAGCACTGAGACGCTAATGGCAAGTGTAACACAACAAATCCCAAATTATAAATTAGGTATATCTGAACTACCAGATGAACTAAAAGCACCCGGCCAAGTAGTTGATTTAAAAAATGGGATACCTGATATTACTAGAGGACTTATCAAAAGACCCGGTAGTGATTTAGTGAAAGCGATTACTCCTGTAGCAACTGGTAAATGGTTCCCTATTTATAGAGAAGAGGATGAACATTATATAGGACAAGTAGCTACAAATGGCGCTGTAAAAATATGGAGATGTAGTGATGGTGTAGAAATACCAGTTGATTATGCTTTAGTTCCCGGTACTAATCTTGCCAGTTATTTAGCCCATACTAACTCAGAAGATATTCAACCTCTTACAGTTAACCAAACAACTTTGTTTACTAATAGAACAAAGACTGTTGCTATGTTAACTGATTCAGCAAACAAATCCCCAGTTGCTGAATATGAAGCATATGTAAATTTAAAGACTATAGCATATGGTAAACAATATTCTCTAGATGTCTTTGATCCTACAGATCACAGTACTGTTAGTTATAATAGAGCAACATCAATAGAAGCTGATGATGCAACAAGTGGACATAGCCCCGGAGATGGGCACTGTGCTGGTATGGGTAGATCTACTGTAGTACATGAATCTACTAAACAAGGTCCAGCAGTATATTCAACATCACCACCTTCAGCTACAGATACTGGTACTTATGCGAGAGCAGGTACTACAGTAACAGTTACTAAAACTGCCCACGGTTGGAGTAATGGGGAAAAAGTTACCTTAGATTTTACAACTGGAGCAGGTACTGATAATACATATACTATAACATCAGTAGCAGATGCAAATACATTTACAATTACAGACGCAGCATCAGGTACTACATCAGGTAATGTAACTATAACACGTGGTAAATCTAATCTTAGATATGAGATGGATACACGCTGTGTTGGTGTTCCTGAAGGAAGTAGTTCTACCTCTACTGCTTATGATGATTCTTATCAACCTTTTGCTACTCTTCAGTTTGGAGGAGAAGGTTGGGTTACTGGAGACACACACAGTTATGTATCAGAGAAAGGTTTAACAACTACTGTTAAAATAAAATCTCATGTAGAAATAAAAACTAGAGCTAACATTGCTTTAATAAGACCAGAAGCAACCTCTTCAAATAATGCAGAAAATGTTTCAGCGGAAAGTATTCTAGCTGGTTTGAGGAGTGCCTTTGAAGCTGTCAGTGGTCATGGTATAACTGCAACAGTAACAGGTAATGGATTACATTTACGGAGATCAACACCTTTTAATATAACAACTTCAGAAGATCAATTGATGGAGATTATTACATCTCAAGCTAATGATGCAACTGAACTACCTAAAACTTGTAGAAATGGATATGTTGTTAATGTTGTAAATAGTGGTGAAGATCAAGACGATTATTTTCTTAAGTTTAATGTAAACAATATAGGAGATGAAACTACAGCAGCCACATATGCTCGATCAAGTGCTACTGTAACTGTAACTTCTACTGCCCATGGTCTATCTACTGGTGATACGATCATTGCAGATTTTACATCTGGAGGAGCTACAGACGGTTGGTATGATATTACTAGAGTAGATGCTGATACTTTTACATTAACAGATTCTGCATCAGGTACAATAGGTGCAGGTGCAACACTTTCTTATATCCCAAACCGTTTTGGTACAGGTGTATGGGAAGAATGTGCAGCACCTGATTTAGAGATTAAGTTTGATAAGGATACTATGCCTTTGAAACTTGTTAGAGTAGGACTCCTTAATGTAACACATACAGTTGCTACATCTGCAGTCGATACATCTGCTGAAACTATAACTATTACAGCTCATGGTAAAGCTACAGGAACCCCAGTATATTATAGTAATGGTTCAGGAACAACCCTTGCAGGATTAACAAATAACACTGCTTATTATTGTATTAAAGTTGATGCTGATACTATCAAGCTTGCTACAAACCTAGCAAATGCAACTGCTGGTACTGCTATCAATTTAACTGGTACTGGAAATAATGCTCAAACTTTTACAGAGTATGAGGACATAAATGGAACAGCAACAGATCTAAGTACAACAGGTGCATACAGATTTGATTACCCTAATTGGTCTGAAAGAGATGTAGGTGATGATATCACTAACCCTAAACCTTCCTTTGTCGGTAAGAAAGTAAATAAAATATTTTTCTATAGAAATAGAATAGGACTACTAGCAGAAGAAAATGTTATACTATCAAGGACAAATGACTTCTATAATTTCTGGGCTAAGACTGCTTTTACTATAGCTAATGCGGACCCAATTGATCTACAATCAAGTTCTTTATACCCTACGGATTTATTTGATGCTATAGAAGTTAACGCTGGGTTACTTATATTCAGTGCTTCTCAGCAATTCTTACTATCTACTGACGAAGCTCAGATGACCCCTGAGACAGCTAGGATACAGTTCATTTCTAACTATGCTTTTGATGAAAGAACAGTTCCTTTCTCATTAGGTGTTACAGCAGGTTGGTTAAATAGTACTGCTAAACGTACTAGATTCCATGAAATAGCAGGTATCCAAAGATCTGGAGATCCAATAGTCTTAGAACAAAGTAAAATAATATCTAAACTATTCCCAGAAGATTGTACTTTAATAGCTGAATCTACTGAAAACTCAATGGTTCTATTTGGTACAATAGATAATAGTGAAATATGGGGGTATAAATTCTATACTCAAGGAGAAAAAAGAATCCAATCAGCTTGGTTTAGGTGGGTACTTCCGGGTACTGTAACATATCATACAATGTTTGATGATACATATTATGCTGTTATTAAAAATGGAAGTGATTATACTTTAGAAGCACTAGATGTAAAGAAAGAAACAGATACTTTATTAGTAGGTACAACACCATCTGAATACTTAATTCATTTAGATACTAAAAAAACTATAGCGTCAGCTGATTTAACTTATGTAACTGCTACTGATAAAACAACCTTTACATTAGGTGCGGGCTATTATAGTGGAAATACATTGAAAGCATATTGTAATACAGACTGCGATAATATAGGTAAAACAGTACCCTCTGAATCTATAACTGGATCACATCCTAATAAGGTGGTAACCTTAGATGGTAACTGGAAAACAGCACCTAAAACAGCTACTGATGGCACAGTATCAACAGTTAATACTGATGTCATAATTGGTTATGAGTATGAAATGGAAGTAGAGCTTCCTACTATATACATTCAAGAAGCTAAAGATGATAAAGTTAAATCAGAAACTCGTGGTTCATTAGTGATCCATAGAATAAATCTATCTTTTGGATCAGTTGGTCTGATTGATACTACATTAGTACGAAGAGGTAGAGATCCTTATACCCAAACATTTGAATCACTTGAATGGGATAGTTATCTTGCTAGTACAATAGGAATAGCAGATGATTATATTCATACTGTACCTGTATATGATAGAAATACTAACTTAAGTATACATCTTAAATCAACACACCCATCTCCAGCTATATTACATTCTGTAACATGGGAAGGAGATTATTCAAATAAACTTTACAAACGTGTCTAACCCTTGTAAATATATACATCCAATCACTATGGAGGCTGCTGTTGAGGCGGCCTCTAATTTAACACCTGCAGATTATAAAGAAGTATGTGAAGGACATGGGTTATTTCCACGTTTCCATATACCTATATCTGCAATGCAAGGTGACTCTGTTGTTGTACAAACACCAGACGGCAAAACTGCCGCTATTGGAGGAGTCAGTGAAGATGGCCAAATATGGTTACTTAGCACACCTCGTATAGAAGAACATCCATTAGCACTTGCTAGAGATATCAAGCGTTTTGTGGATAACAGAAAAGAAAAACTACTTTGGAATATTGTAGATAAGCGTAACACTGCTCATCTCAAGCTTCTAAAATTTTTAGGATTTAAGTTCTTAAGGGAATTTAAGTATGGTCCTAACCAACTGACCTTTATCGAATTTTGCCGTGTGCGTAATTGCAGCTATAACAGCAGGAGCTAAAGCCTTCGGGGCTATGTCTACAACTTCGAAAGTCATGATGGGAATAGGTGCTGCAAATAGCATCTTCTCACATGGTTCGGAGAACAAAGCTATTAGATCTAGGAATAGAGCTAAACTAGCTAATTTTGATTCAGAGAATGATGCTTACATAGTCGATCAAATGTTGCAAGATGTTGCATGGAAAGATCGTGTATCTTCTGCTGAAGTATCTATTGATAATTTATTTCAACAAACTGCTCAAAGTTGGAATCAACAAGATATTGAGATGGAAGGTGTCTATGCTAAACACGCATTTGATGCTTTAGAGATCTTAACTCAACGATATGAAAATGAATATGCAGGAGAACAAACAGGTGTAACAGCACAAAGACTTGCTGATGCACCTATTAGAAAAGCTGGAATGGCTTTAACCCAGTCAGTAGCTAATGTAATATTAAATCAAAATAAAGCACAGATTAATAAAGAAATATCACT